GCTCGACAAGATGGGGCCAACCATAGCCCAACGTCAAATGGAGCAGTTTGAGAGTATCAAGAATGACTGGGCGCAATCAGCGCAAACAGACAAAGAGTTCGGAGGCGAAAAGCTGAACGAAAACTTGGCTGTTGCAAAGAAAGCTCTGGACTCTTTTGGCACTCCCGAACTACGCACGCTGCTTAATGAGTCTGGCTTGGGAAATAACCCCGAAGTGATTCGGTTTATGTACCGAGCTGGCAAGGCAATCAGTGAAGACAAGTTTGTTGGTTCAACGACTGGTGCGAATCCTCGCGGTGCGCCTAAGTCGTTCAACGATCAAGCCTCGGCACTTTATTCAAATCAGCAATCTTAAAAGGAAATCAAAATGGCAACTCTTGCTAATACCTCCCTGACCTTGGCCGACTGGGCCAAACGTACCGACCCCGATGGTCGCATTCCAATCGTTGCAGAATTGCTCTCGCAATCGAACGAAATTCTCGAAGACTGCGTGTTCAAAGAAGGCAACCTGCCTACTGGTGATCGCGTTGTGATTCGCACTGGTTTGCCAACCGTCTACTGGCGTGCATTGAACCAAGGTATTCCCAACAGCAAATCGACCACTGCTCAAGTGGACGAGGCTTGCGGCATCTTGGAAGCTCGCTCTGAAGTCGACAAAGACTTGGCCATGTTGAACGGCAACACCGCTCAATTCCGTTTGTCTGAAGACACAGCTTTCTTGGAAGCTATGAACCAGACTCAAGCCACGACTTTGTTCTATGGCAACCCAGCAACTGACCCCAAGCAATTCTTGGGTTTGGCCGCTCGCTACTCTAGCCTGTCTGCCTCTAACGCTCAAAACATCTTGAGCGCTGGTGGTTCAAGCTCCGACAACACCTCCGTGTACTTGGTGGTGTGGGGTGACAACACTGTGTACTGCCCTTTCCCTAAAGGCTCTAAGGCTGGTTTGATTCACGAAGACCTCGGCGAACAAACCGTGTACAACAGCGATGGCACTCGTTTGCAAGCCTACGCAACTCGCTACCAATGGAAAAACGGTTTGGTCGTGAAAGACTGGCGCTACGTTGTTCGCATCTGTAACATCGATGTGAGCGACTTGGTTGGCCAGACTGGCACTCAAGCCTCTACCGCTTCAACAGCGCTCATCAAATTGATGGCTCGCGCTTTGTATCGCATTCCAAACATGGCAATGGGTCGCGCTGCGTTCTACATGAACCGTACTGTTCACTCTGGTCTGAGCGTTGCCGCTTTGGACAAGAGCCAGTATGTGTTGAAAGTGAACGAAGGCTTGTCTCAATTCGGCACACCATATAGCTGGTTGTCGTTCTTGGGAGTTCCTTTGCGCCGTGTTGACGCAATCTTGAACACTGAAGCTGCTGTCAGCTAATTAGTTGGAGGGGGCTAACGCCTCCTCCGTCCAAACCTTGAAAGGAAATTCCAAATGATTACCGATAAACTCCTCCGTGTCTCCGAAGACCAAGCCATCACGGCCGATGCAGCTTCGACCAACACCATCGACCTGTCTGTTGCTCGCGATATGGGCGAAGGCAAGCCTTTGTACGCAGTGTTCACTGTGACTGAAGCATTCAACAACGCCACCAGCGTTGCCTTGCAAGTCATCACATCTGCCGCTGCTGACTTGGGTACTCCCACTGTGCGTGCTACTCAAACCGTCCTGTTGGCTGGTTTGACTTTGGGCGCTCAGTATGTGTTGGTGTTGCCACCTGCAATCGCCTCTTTGGGTCAACGCTACTTGGGCGCTTACTTTGACGTGACTGGCACTGCGCCATCCACAGGCAAAGTGACTGTCGACTTCGTTGAGACAATCCAAGACGGCAAGAAGTTCTACGCTTCTGGCTTCACTGTTGCTTAAACTTAAGGAAACTACATCATGGCTAAATGTCGCGTGTTAGAAAAGTCATTCATCAACAACGCCATCCGCGAGGAAGGTGAAATTGTTGAGTTTGACGGTGTTCTGGGTAAGAACCTAGAATTGGTCGAAGAGGAAGATGCCCCTGCCAAACCCACCAAGAAGTGGAAAAAAGGCGAAGCGGCT